TAACCACACATACCAGACTCAAGACTTTATTTCAAGACAAGTTGCTGGTGGTGGAACTGGACCAGAATATGCAGCATCAATTGTTTTATTCTTAGGTAAAGCACAACTTAAAGAAGGTGGAGAAAAGGCTGGTATTATTGTAAATGCAAAACCAAACAAGAATAGATTTGCAAAACCACATCCTATTAAATTCCACTTGCACTTTAGCGAAGGTATGAACAAGTATGTTGGATTAGAACAGTATATTGACTGGGAAGATATTGGTATTACTAGAGGTAAAATTGAAAAGGGTGTTAAAATTCCAAAGGCAACAGCAAGAGGCTGGATTTGTAAACACATAGATGAAGTTGTATCAAATAAAGAATTCTTTAGTGAAAAAGTATTTACGCAAGAAATTCTAGAAAAAATCGATAAAAAAGTTTATGACTTATTTAACTATAATACAAGTACAGAGCTTAATGTTGATGAATTAATGAGCGCAACAGATGAAGATTAATGAGGATAATACTCCAATAAAGTATATTCTCGGCATAGAAAAAGATCTTCCAGGATATCCGACCGGATTTGATATTGTCTATAATGAAGTAAGAATGTGTGAGCGTAGCCCTGACAGATATAAGGGTAGCTTCACACTTCATGCTTTAAAGACATATAGATTCCCTGAAACAGAACAACCACATTTATTAGAATCTTTAAAAGACTTAAAAAACTTAGGTCTATTAGAACAAACTAATAATGAAGAAGGTAAAGAAGCATATAAAATTTTAATAAACCCATTTGAATGATAATAGTAATAGATAACTTTGTAAAGGATAGAGTACTTCTTGATAAGATCCAAAATGACTCTAATTTTTTTAATGATCCAGGTGAATATTACTGGTGGGATGGTTGGTGGAATAGTCCGACAAACTCAGTTAAAAAAGAACTTATAGAATATATTTGGGCAGAAAACTGTCCTATAAATGAAATATTTACAATAGAAGGTTTTGAGTATTGGACTGGCATTCAGTCTTCAGTAGATGATGGTTTTAATAATAAGCTTGAGCTACATATTGATAAAGATGAAGAATTAATGAAAGCTACTGGCGAATTGTCAACACCAGACATCGGCACAGTTTATTATCCGGAGCAAGACTTATTTGAAGGTGGAATGCTAGAAATTTATTCACATGGCCCAGACAAAGATCCAGAAAGAATATATGCAAGGCCTAATAGATTAGTTATTTTCGATGCTGGTAAATATTATCATAGAGTAAGTAATGTTACTAGTGGTGTTAGAAAGGCTATTGCAATTAATCTTTGGTCTACGGAACCTACCGGTAAACAAAGTGGTTCATTTAGCATAGAACCTTAAAATAATATATATGCAATTCGGACAAGATTTTGAGAAAATATTCTTTAGACTTTCTTTACAAAAGCCTAAATACCTACAAGCAATTAAAAGTGGATATTATACGTCCGAAGAGATTGATGTGCTTAGTCACTTGGCTAATAAATTCTATACTAAGTTTAATGAGACTCCAACACAAGAGCAAATTAAGCTACTAGTAAGCCACTCTAATAAAGCTAAAGATAAAGTCACTGATAATATATTGGATATGTTATTCCAAGTAGACTTAGATCAGTATGACGAAGAATGGTTAACTAGTACTGCAGAATCATGGATTAAATGGAGAACTTTCGATACGTCTCTATTTGATACTATTGAGTATATTAAAACTACACAAGTAACTCCAGAAAATGCAGACTCAGTTATACAAAAGGTTAAGGGTTTAATTAATGATAGAAATAATCTAACATTTAATTCAGATCTAGGGCTTAACTTTTTTGAGGTAGACTCACATGATCAGAAAGAATCCGAAAAGGTAAGTACCGGATATAACTTTTTAGATAGACTACTTGGAGGTGGTTATGATAAAGGTGGTAATTTAATTGTATATGCTGGTGAACAAAACATTGGTAAGTCTATTTACTTAGCAAATGATGCTGCTAACTTTGTAAAAATGGGTACAAATACTGTAGTTATTACTGCAGAAATGGCTGCTCATAAGTTTGTAAAACGTATTGGTTCTAATCTACTTAGTATTAATATTAATGACTATGCTGAAAAGGCTAAAAATAAAGAACATGTACAACGTAGACTAGAAGCAGTCGGTGATGGATTTACACCACCTGGTGAATTGTTTGTTAAACAGTTTCCAACATCACAGGCTACTGTGTTAGATATTGAAGCTTATGTTAGTCAAATAGAAGAAGAAAGACAAATTAAAGTAGGAGCTGTAGTAATTGACTATATTAACATTTTAGCTAATTATAGAAATCAAAATACAGAAAACACTTATATGAAAATTAAGCAAATTGCTGAAGACCTTCGAGCAATGGGCATACGTAATAATTGGTTAATTGTTACTGCAACTCAAATCACAAGAAATGGTTATAATTCATCCGATATTGGAATGACAGATATTGCAGAATCTGCAGGTCTTTCACATACAGCAGATGTTATGTTAGGTATTATTCAAGATGATTTAATGAGAGCTAACGCAGAATATTGGCTTAAATTATTAAAGATTAGAGATGGTGAAGGTAAAGGAACTAAGTGTAAATTAGACATTGATTGGAATTATATGCGTTTAATAGAAACGGATGATATAACTAACTCAAATCTACATAGCATATAATAAAAATAAAAACATGGCAAAAAACGATAAAATATTTAATAATAATTTTGATTCTCCAGACTTTGAATTAAATGGCACTATAAAATTTGACTTAGATCCATCATTAGACGATGGCTTACATGAAGAAGAACGAATTCATTTTGAAATGATAGCAAGATGGATCCATGAATTAATTGAAGGCTCTAGGTTTAGTAAATTTAATAAAGTAGATGATTTAGGCAGATGTACTAAATTAAAGAAAGCAGATATTAATGAAGTTTACGGATTTATAGTAGATGAAATGGTTGCTAAATACAGTAGAATAGATTTATTTAGTGAGCTTTGTGTTTATTTTGATATTAAAGCAGATAAGTTCTATAGCTCATTATCAAATGTTTATAAAGAAGATCTTATTCAAGAGCTTGATATACGTACTGGAATATTAGATAGAAAAAATATTAAAAAATTATTTTAGAATGATTGAATCTAAAACTATTAAAGCTGGTGCAAATAGGGTTTGGGTATTAGGAGATTTACATTTTGGAGTTAGAGCTAATTCAGTAGAATGGCTTAATATTCAAAAAGAATTCTTTGAAAAAGTATTTATACCAACATTAAAAAAGCACGTAAAACCTGGAGATGTCTTAGTTCAAGTAGGAGATACTTTTGATAATAGACAATCTATTAATATTAAGGTTTTAAATTATGCTGTAAATCTTTTTGAAAGGCTGGGTAAAATACTTCCAGTTCATATTATCTGTGGTAACCACGATATATGGGCTAAGAAAAGTAATGAGATTACTTCTATTGATAGTCTTAAGTGGATCCCAAATGTACAGATCTATAAAGAGCCTAAATTAATGAAATGGTCTAATCGTAATATTTTGATGATGCCATGGAGAAGAGACGCAGAACATGAAGCTGAAACTTTAGCAGACTTTCCAACAGCAGATATAGTATTTTGTCATTCTGAAGTAAGAGGTATTTACCTTAATGCTAAGGTTAAGAATGAACATGGTACTGACTCTAATATTTATGATAAGTATACAAGAGTTTATAGTGGACATATTCACTTTAGACAAGAACGTGGTAAATTATTAATGGTTGGAGTTCCTTATCAATTAACTAGATCAGACTCTAATAATGCAAAGGGATTTGATCTTGTCGACTTAGAGGACATGTCAGAGACCTTCTTTGAAAACCATATATCACCTAAGTTTTTAAAATATAATGTCACACAGCTATTTGATATCACATTAGGATCGTTTAAATCACAGATAGAAAATAATTTTGTAGATCTCTATGTACCTAGTCAAATAGCAACATCAAATGCTCTTTCAAAGCTTATTAATAAAATTCAACATATTAGTAGAAAGCTAGAACCTAATATTTACCAAGAGGATAATTATATTGATAAAGATTTTCACGACATAGACGAGATAGAAGAAATGTATAAGAATTACAATATTCTTAATCTTTGTAATATGTATGTTGATGGTATTGGCGATGATGATGAAATGAAACAAAAGGTTAAGGCTAAGTTACAACAACTATACACATTATGTGCATATAATTATGATACCGACAAATGAGAATAGATTATATTGAATTTAAGAACTTTGCATCTTACGGAAATAAAGTACAACGTTTAGAATTTGACCAAGATCAATCCGAGTTGTTTTTAACATTAGGTAAGAATGGTGATGGTAAAACCACTATTGCAAATGCAATTATTTATGGGTTATATGGAAAGGTAGAAGGTGTAAAGCTTTCTGACCTGCCGAATAGGATTAATAAAGATCTACTTGTAAAAATAGGTATTCAATGTGGTACTATGAAAATCGATATTGAAAGAGGACTTATGCCAAATAAGTTTTCTGTTATGATTAATGGTATTGAATTTGATAAGGCTGGTAAAAAATCGGTACAAGACTATTTAGAAGAAGAGGTTTTTGGAATTCCATACCATGTATTTAAAAATATTATTATTCTGTCAATTAATGATTTTAAATCTTTTTTAACTATGAACAATAGTGATAAAAGACAAATTATTGATAGGATGTTTGGGTTCTCTATTCTTAATGATATGCAAAAGCAAATCAAAGAAGAGCGCAAGCAAGTCAAAATGGATATTGACACTTATGAATCTGAACTTAGCCAGCTTTTAGAATCTATTAAATCAGTTCGCGGTAAACTAAATACACTCTTAGAAGAATCTAATACAGCTAATAAATCTAAGATCGAAGAATTAAAAGAGGGTTTATTATCATTAAAGAGTACTGTTGAAAAGTTAGATGTAGAAAGAAAGAGCCATGAGGGTGAGATGAATAAATTTAATTCACAATATAATGATAAACATTCTGATGCTAAAGATATTAAAAGAGAAATAGATTACTTAAAGAAAAAGTTAGCTCTATATGAAAGTGGTCACTGTCCAACATGTGAAACTAAACTGGATTCAGAATGGCATACAAATCAAAAGTGTGAGTTTGAAGAAAATATTAAAACTAACATGGATAGTATTAAATCATTTAAAGTTGAGATGGATGCTTTATCAGAAAAAGTAACTGATGCAAGAGAATCAAAACTAGAATTAGAGGGACAAATCAGAGAGCATAAGATTAATATGGGCCAATTAAAGGCAGAACTATTAAAACTTAAAAATACACCTGATGATAAAAACTTTGACCACTTAAAAACTTTAATTACAGAGTTTGAAGATAAAGAATCTACTAAATCAAATGAGAAGGATAATCTAAATGCTGATTATAATTTTATGGAAATTGTAGAACAAGTATTAGGTGAAGATGGAGTTAAGAATCTTGCAGTTAAAACTATTCTACCAGGACTTAATGCTAATATTGCTGCCATGGCCTCAACGATGCATTTACAATTCCATATTAGATTTGATGAAAAGTTTGACTGTATTATTAATCACTTAGGTGAAGATATTAATCCACTTACTCTTTCTACTGGTGAACGTAAGAAAGCAGATTTTATTATTATCATTGCAATTATTAAAATACTAAAGTTAAGATTTCCACAACTTAATCTTTTATTTTTAGATGAGCTCTTATCTTCAGTAGATCACGATGGCGTTTACAATATATTAAAGATATTAAATCAAGTTATCAAAGAAAACAAGATAAATACATTTGTAATTAATCATACGGTACTACCGCATGAGATTTTTGATAAGAAAATACAAATATATCGTGAGAATGGTTTCTCTAAATTCAGTATTGAAAATATAGAGTAATATGTTCTATGATATATATAAAAAACAAGGACTTCTAAAGAATGGCAAGTTATAATCTTAAATTTAATAAAGACGATAGTGTTGTAAGACATGTTGTTGTTGGCCTTCTAGCTGATCTAAATTCAAAACTAAGTTTTTGGAGACAGATTAACCAGGATGAAAGGGTAATAGTAGACGTCCCATTTTATTATGCAATTGCTGGCGATGAAAACTTTATGAGAGATAACTTTCTATTTAGTACATTAAATGGTGAAAATTGTGACCCGGATCCAATAAAGGCAGATGGTAACTATGATAGAGTACCAAGAGGTATTGTTAATCTAACTAGTATTGCAATAGATCCATCTAAGTTAGTTAATAAAAGAAACTTAGGTCAATATAATATGATTACACCAAATGGTGAATTTAAAGGTTTTGTGGCAGAGTTTGAAATGATTCCAGTTAATCTAGGTGTTGATATTGAAATTATACTATCTAGTCAATTAGATATGTTTAAGGTTACTGAGGCTATTATTAAAAAAATGTATAAGGCTAATTTTTATAATGTAGATGCTGGACACTTAGATGAGGGTACATATAGAATCTCTTCTGAGTATATGATGCCAGAAGATTATACACAAGAAAGACCTGTAGAATATGGATTTGATGACAAACAAAATCATAAAGTAACTTTTAGCTTAGAAATAAATTCATTTATACCTTCATTTGATTTTGAAGAAGATATTTATACTAAGTTTATTAGAAGGGACTATAGCGATAATAGTGCAATCACTTCTAATTATGGTGATCCAAATAAATATATTTCAGGTATAGTAATCCCTGACACAGACCCGGGATCTGGTGAAGAACCAACATCACCCGGAACTGGTAATTTATATTATGATGCTGATGGAAGTGTTTGGCAATGGGATGGCGAAGATACATGGGTTCAAACTGCAACAAATTATACACCAACTGAAGAAGATCTACCAGGATTATATGAAGAAAGCGTTAGTTTAATTAGAACTAGCAGAAGAAGACCTAATGATAATAGAATATTTACTATGGGTAATTCTAAGGTAAATAAACCGGGTACGACAGAGGATGATAAAACATTACTTGGCGATGATTATAACGTTACCGGTAGAGAACTTCCATTTAATGAATAAAAAACAAGATATATAAAAAAATAAAAAATCTTAATTAAGATGGCAAAACTAAATAAAAACATAATCTCACCAGTATTAAAACATAACCACGGTTTTGTTTTTCATGCGTCTGGGCAAGATTTTAAAATGACTGGAAATGTCGTAGAAGGTTTTAATAATACTTCTAATGAATTTAAAACACTAGTCAATGCATTAAACCTTTTTACTATTAATGAAAGTGGAATTGAGTTCTATTATGATTTTAATTCTAAATCTAAAGTTAGTAAAATAAATGAAAATGCAACTTCTAACTATGATATGTTGTTAGAATTAACTAATAAATTAGAGTTCTTAAATGAATCTAAATCAACACAAAGTAAAAGTGGTGCTAATAAGGCAGTAACTGAACTTAAAAAAGAAATAAAATTAGTAGAATCTAGTATACAAGAAATTAAAAGAGGTCCATTAGCAATACATTTTAAATATGATGCTAATGAGAATAAATTCTTTGCTAATGCTACTGAGATCCTTTCAGAAAATGTTACCGAGCATGTATTTGCTGCAGGCCAAATTAGATATGAAGATAAATCTCTTTTTGAAACTTTTAGTTTTGCAGGTAAAAACTTTGAAAGCTATAAAGTTTTAGAATTTATTACAGAGTCTATTGACAAGAATGTAAAAATGTTAACAATGAGAGCAGATAATAATATTTTTGTTTGCAGAATTAACGAGACTACACAAATTGTTAAGTTTCAAAAAATGTTAGCAGATGCTGCAATTGAATATGTTGCAGAAGAAACGGGTTCCGATATTACATTTATGGTTGAAGATATTCTTGAATCGTTTAAAGAGAGGCGAGCTGAAAAGAATGCTAAAATTCAAACAATGTTTGAGATGATTGCATTTTTAAAAGATCAAAAAGGAAGGCTAGATGAAGCAGATAGAAATATTCCAGAAATCAAAGCTGCAGATACTTTATTAAATTCTGAAATCGATAGAATCCAAGAAGAAATAAATAGTCTACAATCAGAATCTGTTTTAAATAGAAGTGATGGTTATGTTACAGCTACTATTAAATCTAAAACTGAAGGACTTAATCAAGATGCTGAAGTTAAGGTTGATGCACTAGAATATACATCAGCTGCAAAGGATGATATTTTAACAGTATTCGCTGGAGACGAACCAATGAGAATTGAAAAATTTAAAATAGTATTACCTGCTGAAGAACTTGCATAAGTAGTATTTAAAATAATGGTTTAAAACCCACTTGGAAACAAGTGGGTTTTTTTGCATATAATAGTAAACAAACTAAAGATAACGTGCCTAGAAAAAAGAATTATTTAAATAACAAAGACCTTTATAATGAGATTGTAAAGTCTAAAGAGTTAGATAAACTAACTCCAACTGCAGAAAAAATGTTTATATTACTTGCAGAACGAACAATAAATAAATTGACTTATGTGAGTGGAGATGATCGTAATGATTGCCTTCAGTTTGCATTATTAGATCTATTAAAATACTGGAGAAATTTCAATCCTAAATACCCTAATGCATTTGCCTATTTTACAGAGATTGCAAAAAGAGGATATGCTAAAGGTTGGAATAAGATACACCCAGTAAAATATAAAAACACAATGTCTATTGATAGAGTTAATACATCTGGATCAGATAGCGACGGTGGAATGTTTAACATTTAAATGTCAATAAAAAATCTACAGCCTAGTCAAAATTCAGGATTTATACAAGGTTATTACAATCCAAAAAATCCAGAAAAGTATATTGGACCTACACCAATCATATATAGATCCTCGTGGGAACGCAAGTTTATGATAATGTGTGATAATAAAGATAATGTAGTAAAGTGGTCTAGTGAGCCTGTAGAGATTAAGTATATATGGTCATTTGATAAAAGAGAACATAAATACTATCCTGATTTTTATATGAAGACAAAAACTGAAGAAGGCTTCGAAGAATTTTTAGTAGAAATAAAACCAGAGGCGCAAATTAAAAAACCAAGCCCTCCTACTAAAAAATCACAAAAGGCACTTAAGTCATATAAGTTTTTGGCAGAGCAGTTTATAAAAAATCGTGATAAATATGTATATGCTAAAGCATGGGCAGAAAATAGAGGTTGGAGGTTTATAGTCTTAACAGAGAAGACATTAAAATAAATGGGTAAAATTAAAAACGACATAAAGGAGTTAATTAAAGAAAATCGCAGTAAGACGAAGGCTATGCTTAAGTCTAGATTGTGGTTTGAAAAAGCATCTATAGCAATGCGCGATAATTCTGTTGCATTTACTAGAGATCCATTTAAACCAGGTATGATCTATGTATTTAGATATGATAAACCTAAACATATTGCAACACTACCATGGTGGGATAAAAACCCAGTAGTGTTAGCATTAGATCCAACAGATGCTGGAAATGATTGTGGTATTAATTTAAACCTATTACCAGTTGATGTTAAAGAAGATTTATTAGATTTAATTTATGAAAGAATGAAAGGTTTAATTAAATCAGCTTCATCTGGTAATAAAATGTATAATGCAAAAACACAAGCTCCAATAAAATTAGATTATAAAGGAGCTAAAAAGTTTTTAGATGATTTTGGCCTAGGTTTTGCAATCAGACAATATATTCCAAACCTTAAACAAAATCAAAAAGTAGTCTCTTATGAAAACTGGGCTCAAATAGCAATGTGTGACTTTTTAGAGTTAGAAGGCATCACAGTTAACGAGCTTAGACAGCAGTTTAGTAACTACTTAAAGAATAAAGATATATAATTAGAATAGAATAATAAGATATTATGGCAGGATTCACAGAAAATAGAAACGGACCGTTAAGTACTAACAGCAGGCCTTTTAGCATTTCCAATGCTTTAAAGACTCTCTCGTCATTTGGTATGAGATACGATGACCTCGTTTTAAGACAGTCACAGGCTATTGGACCAATGGAAGCAGAAATAGGCTATGGCCAAATTAATCCGCTTGGTTTAGACAATGATGACATCTATGGAGCATTTGCAGCCATGTCAATGACCGACATTAATCTTAAAAAGAATATTCCGTTTTTTGATAATGAATATACTAGCAAAAGAGATGAGCTTAGAAAGTTTTCACAAAATGATGAGGTTGAAGATATATTAGATATACTTTGTGATGAGACTATTGTATATGATGAAAAAAACTTCTTCTGTCAACCTGAAATTTTAGGTCTAGATATATCTGAGCAGGTTGAAAAAGACCTTAACAAATACTTTAGACAAATCTATCACTACTTTGGATTTAATACAGATCAATCAGCTTGGTACTATTATAGAAAATTCTTAGTAGATGGTTATCTTTCGTTTGAGATTATTTACTCACCAGATCAAAAAGAGATTATTGGATTTAAAGAATTAGATCCAACAACAATTATACCAGGTTATAATCATGATGATGGTAAGAAAGTTTGGGTACAATATAAAGACGATCCAGTTCGAGAAAGAAAACTTTATGACTCACAAGTAATTTATATTTCTTATTCTTCTATAACAACTGCAAGTAGAGTTAGTTATGTTGAGAGATTAGTAAGAGCATTTAACTTGTTAAGAATCATGGAACATACCAGAGTAATCTGGGCTGTAACAAATGCTTCATTCAGAATGAAGTTTATTATCCCGGTTGGTGGTAAATCTAAAACAAGAGCAAGACAATCACTTGCACAATTAATGAATTCATATAAAGAGACTGTTGACTTTGATTGGGAATCAGCTTCACTTTCAACTGATGGTAAGCCAATGCTACAATTTAGTAAAGAATATTGGTTACCAAGTAAAGAGGGAGAATCTCCAGAGATTGAAACTATTGGTGGTGAAGGTCCAGAATTAAATGACACTGAAGCACTTAAATATTTCTCAGATAAATTAAAACATGTTTCTAAAATTCCTTACTCAAGATTCTTATATGAAGATGGTGGTGGAGATTTTAACTTAGCAGCAGATGGTATGATTAGAGATGAGATTAAGTTTGGTAAGTTTATCAAGCGTTTAAGATCTACATTCCAAGAAATTCTTGTTAAGCCTCTATTTATACAAATGTGTCTTAAATATCCAGAGTTCACTAACGATCCTCAATTTAAAACTCAAGTAGCACTTAGATTTAATGAAGAGAATGTATTTGCTGAAATGAAGAACATGGAAATCATGGGAATGAGATTAGAGTTTATTGGTAATATGAGAGACTCTCTAATGACAACTAACCAAGAGACTATGGAAGAAGAATACTATTTCGATCAAGAGTATTTAGTTAAAAAGTACTTAAAACTTTCTGATGATGAGATTAGAGCTAATGAGGCTGCTAAATCTAAAAAGTCAAAAGAAGAGGCTGAAGAGCCAGAAGAGGAAGACGACGGAATGGGCTTTTAATATTAAATAATTGAAAAAGATATATAAAATATGAAAAATTTAAAAACATTTGAGGATTTTATCTCAACTAGAGTACAAGAAGACGCTTTAAAGGCCGGAGAAGAATCTGATCTTTATATTGATGACGTAAAACTGGATTCTGGTAAAAGCATTAAATCAGCAGAGATTCTAGGAAGTATTTTAGCTAAGTCTACTGAGAAAGAATTCAAGCAATATTTCTATGATGAGTATGGCGAAGGTGCATTTGCAGAGGGTGAAATTGACCAACTTGTAAAGATGTATAATGATTATAAAACGGAAGAAGCTGAGAAGGAAAAAGAGGAAGAAGGCGACGCTGAAGGAGAGGGAGAAGAGGACGACCCGCTAGCCGGGATATAATACCATGATATTTCGATAATAAATGATGATATATATTAAAAATAAGAAAAACACCAAATATGAAAAATAAGCATAATTTGCTGATTGTTGAGAAGTCAACATCTGCATTAACGGCGGTGGCTTCTGAAAACAAAGACTATGTTTTAGAAGGTGTTTTTGGTCAAATAGATCAAAAAAACAGAAACAATAGAATCTATACTGAGAGCGAATATGTTCCTCAGATTGAGGCTCTACAAGCTAAAATTCAGTCTTCTAAGCTTTTAGGAGAATTAGACCACCCGACACAATTTGATACATCTTTAAAGAATGTATCTCACGTTGTAGAAGAATTATTCTATGATAAAGAATCTAAAGAAGTAAGAGGTAAAATCAGATTATTAGATACAGATGCTGGTCGTCAGGCTAAAGCTCTTGTAGATGCTGGAGTACCTTTACAGATTTCTTCTAGAGCTGCAGGTGCGGTAGAATCTAATGGTAAGGTTAAAATTAAGCAATTATTTACTTATGATTTAGTTGCAGATCCTGGATTTGAAAATGCAGAGCTAACTAGAGTTAATGAATCATACGGTTATTCTAATGATGATAGTCTTTTTATTTATGAAATGCACAAAGACGCTCCAACTTTAGTTGAAAATATTGAAAATCAAAACACAAACATACAAATAAAAGAAAACAAAAACATGGCAGACTTTGTAAAGGCTGAAGATTTCAATAAGTACTCTGAGTACCTTGCAAATGAAATCAAGTCACTTAAAGAATCAATCGGTGCAAATGGAGAAACAGAAGCAACCGATATTAACAACGTAAAGGCACATAATAATCATATTGTTGATAATGTTAATACATTAACAGAATATGTAGAAATGTTAGCCGAAAAATTAGATCAAAACATTCAGTACTCAGAGCATATTGCTGAAAAAACTGATCAAAACATTCAGTATTCAGAGCATGTTGCTGTTAAATTAGATGAAAGCATTTCTTATACTGAACACGTATCTGAAGCAGTTTCTAAAGTAAAAGATTTTGCTAACTATTTAGCAGAAGCACATAATGATGGCGTTGAATCTAAAGAAAACTTAGTTGCTTATGTTGAATACTTAAAAGAAAATTTACAGTCAGTTTCAGAATACACTGAATATATTGCTGAAGCTTTAAACGAGACAGTTGAAGAGGAAGAAGTAGAAGAAGAAGTTGAAATTAACGCTGAAGCTGAAGAAGCTAAAGAAGAAGAGGTAGAAGCAGCTGATAAAGTTGAAGGCGAAGAAGTTGCCAAAGAAGTTGCTGAAGAAGTTGCTGAAGAGGTTACTGAAGAAGAAGATCCGGCAAAGGGAAAAGACGAAGCTGAAGATAAAGAAGAAATCGAAAACATCGGTGATAATTCAGAAGAAGGTGATGTTGAAGGTGAAGAAAACGGAATTGAAGGTGAAGAAGTTGTAACTAAAGACGAAGAAGAACTAGAAGAAATTGGAGATAATGCACCAGAAGGTGATGTTGAAGAGGAAACTGGAGATTCTACTGAAGCTGAAGAACTTGAAGACGAAACAGAAACATCTGATTCTGAAATCGAAGATGAAACTAAAGAAGTTGAAGCTGGCGAAGGTGATGAAGAAGCTGAAGGCGAAGAAGGAGCATTAGATCCTTTAGAGGCTTACAAAAATGAAATCTCTTCTAAATTAGACGCTTTAGTTGAAACTGCAACTAAAAAAGAGAATGAGAATCCATCATTCTTTAAAGTTGTATCTTCTACAACAAGAGAAAAATATAATGAATTAACTGAATCTGCTAAGACTGATGTTAGAAATACTGTTTCTAAGAGAGGTTTCATGACAGAATCTGAAATAGTATCATTAATGAATAACGCACAACTAATTGTAGAAAGTGCAGGTCAACAACCTTTATTCATTAGCGCAATGCCAACAGAATATGCTGAAGCATGGGCAAACTTATCAGAAGCTAAGCAGAATCAAATTGTAGCACAATCTAAATACCATAGTTTAAATACTGAATATCAAGTTGCTAATTTCTGGCAAACTAGAGATTTAAGAGAAGCTCCGGTTAAAATGGAGAAAGTAGCAATGGTTAGTGAATCTAAAGAAGTTGAAGCTAAAGATGATACTCTATATGATGTATCAAATTATGCAGATGCATTCAAGAAAAGATTTAACAAATAATTTATAGATATATAATTAACAAACAAAACATCGACGATAAGGGTGACAGAAGCAGAAAGCCCAATAAATGTCGAATATAAACAACAAAAAAAACGATCATTAAAAATGGCAAATTTATTAAACGAAGCTGAGATCAGAAGTACATGGGCACCGATCATTTCGGAAGCTACAGGTATCAATGAATCTAGCAAATTAGCATGGATGTCGACTTACTGTCACAACCATAAACTTTATGAGGACGCGAACATCATGACGCTCTCAAACAACCCTGGTCCAATGAACTTGGCTGGTATGGGTGCTGTATCATTCCCTAGCGCAATCTCTAACGGAGCTGGTGCAAACGGTAACGGTGCAGGTGGTAACGGTTCTGGAGACAAAGCTCCAACACTTTTACCTTTAGCAATGCAAGTTGCTGCTCAAACTATCGGTTTAGACTTAGTACCAGTAATTCCAATGGCTGGCCCAATGGGATTATTATCTTACCTTGATTTCGTATACGAAGGTGGAACTCTTGAATTAGGTGGAACAGCTCCAACTTATGTTAAGGCTACAGGTGATTTAGAAGATATCGTTGCAGGTGCTGGAAACGGTGCACACGAATATGTTGGTGAATCTAGAATTGACGGAGACGCAATTTTCAAAGTAGGTACATTAGTAGCTGCTAACGTAAAGTTAGATTTAGTAGCTGCTGGTTACTCTAACGTTGCATTAGTTACTGCATTAGAAGATCACGTTCCTGGATTCTCAGGTGCTGGTGTATCTAATGGTAAAGCTAGTTACGAACCAATGACAAGAGAAGATGGTGAAAGAACTGCTGACAAAGTAATGGGTCTTTCTTTATTCTCTAAAAGTGTTGCTGCTGAAACTTTCCAAGTTGCTGCTGCAGTTACTAGAGAACAAGTACAAGATTTAAAACAATTCGGTGTAGATGCTGTTGCTCAAGTAGAAGCAGTTTTAACTAACGAATTAACTCAGTCTATTAACACTCACATTTTAGGTAAAATGAGAGCTATCGCTGAAGGTGGAATTACTGACTTCACATTAGATTACTCAGTAGGTGGAAACACTTACGGTGATGTAAACAGAAGAATCCTTACTCACATTCTTGCTGCTGCGAACTTAATCGCAAACAGAGGACGTAGAGGTGCTGGTAACTTCGCTGTAGTTGATGCAAAAGTTGCTTCAGCTTTACAAGCAGTTGCTGGTTTCGTACCAAACCCAATGGCTAACACATTTAACCAAGTTGCAGGAGCAATCTACCCAGTAGGTTCTGTTGCAGGTGTAAATGTTTACACTGATCCAAATCAACCATTTGATGGTGAAACTGTTTTAGCTGCAAACTCTGATTTTACTGCTGACACACTTGCTCACGAAGTATTAGTTGGTAGAAAAGGTGACGGTAACGGTGCTGGATTAGTATTCATGCCTTACTTAATGGCTGAATCAGTACAAGCAATTGCTGAAGGAACTATGGCTCCTAAAGTAGCTGTTAAATCTAGATACGCTCTAGTTGAGGCTGGATTCCATCCTGAAACTCAATACCAAAAATTCTTTGTTGGTGGCGTAGCACTTTAATCTTTAATTAGATGAAGTTATACTCTAACAATTAGAATATATTTTATAAGAAGGCCTTCCGTTTGGAAGGCCTTTTTTTATTTTGTAGAAAACAAAAAATTAAGGGGATATATAATCTAATAATACTTACATTAAACAAAAAAGTAAACAATATGAAACTACGTAAAAAATTAATGTTACTTGAGGATTTTGATGCTCAATCTAACGCTAAAGTAAATACTGAGGTCAAGGCTGAGGTTAAAACAGAAACTAAAACTGGAGAGGCTATTAGAACTGAAGTTATTGCTGATGTTGATGCTATCCTAACTAATCTAGAAACCCTATCAGCTCAAATGTCTGAAGGTAATGTTACACTAAACGAAAGTTTTGATGACCTAATAAAACAAATTATGTCTACTGCTATGTATGGTAGAGCAAAAAGCATGTTAGGTGAATTTGAGAAATTAGCAACAGACGCGGACCAAAATATTCTTGACGGCAGAATAGCTAGTAAGACTGAAGGGTTACTTAAAACTAAGCTCAAGCTGAAACTTGCGAAAGAAAAAGCCAAAGGTCCGCAAAAAGAAAAAATAACTAAGGAGATAGATAAATTAAGTGCTCAAGAAGATAAAATTACCGCATATAAAGAAAAGACAAAGGCAAAGGCTGACGATGTACTTACAGCATTCAATACTAAATACTCTAAAGTTGAGGGTCAAGTAATAGGTAAGTTAAAAGAACTTTTAGCTGCAGAGAAAGCTCAAGTTACTTCTGATGTAAAACAAGCAGGACTAAAGTCTAAAGCTGAACTGTTAATTAAAAAGGGGGAAAAGGAGAGAGCAATAGCGGCCAAAACTGAATTAGAAGAACTTGCAGCAGATAGAAAAGCTATTGATGACAAAATCGCGGCCGGTAAGGATGTATCTGCGGATGAAATAGCAGAACTAAAAGGTATGCAGCCATTTATGGCAGAAATTGAGGCATTTACTAAAGCTAGAACCGAGGTTAGCAAAGTAGAAGCGGAAATTACTTCTGCAGTTCCTCAGTATAATCTTGGAGAGAGTTTAGGAATTGATCAAACTCTTAGCTTTTTAATAGAAACTGAAATTTTAAACTTATTCACAAAAGCAAAGGGTGATGAAGATAAGGAAGAAGCTAAAAAGAACTTAGAAACTGCTAAAAAATTATCCGCTGCAGTTAAAAAAGCATCCGGAGAAGAATGGAAAGCTAAAAAAGCATTACATGATAAAGTTGCTGCTGCACCTAAGGTAACAACTAAATCATTAATTACACTAGCAGGTGGAGACGCTGATGCTGCACAAGAAGTAGATGGTGGTTATAAGCTTGGAGCATTAATACCTAAATGGGGTGGTGAAGAAGGATTTATTTCAGCAGAAGAATTTAGTCCAATTAAAAAGGCAATAGAAGTAGAAAATGGTGTTGACCAAGCTATTAAAGATCTTGAAAATACTCCTACCGGTGAGGCTAAATCTGTTGAAGATGTAGCTAAAGAAGCTATCGGCGAAGAAACCTATGGTACTCTTAAAAAGATTCCTGCGGGCACACAAGATGATAAACACCCAGAGAAAACTGATGCAGATGGTAACACAATACAGGGCAAAGACAAATGGATAGAAAAGCAAGGTCCATTTAGAGCTAAAAACGCTGAAGGAGAAGATGAAGGAGAAGAATTCTATTTTGGTAAAGAACAGTCTAATGAATCTTTAGAAGTAAATGAAAATCACCCTAACTTCGACGCATATCTTAAAAAGCAAAAAAAGGAATTAAAGAAAGCTAAAAAGGCTATCGAACAAGGTGAAACTGTTTACGCAGAAAACGTTAGATTTCCTGGAAGATTTAAAATCGTAGAACTTGGAGATATAAACTCAAAAGTAGACTACGAAGATGGTACAGGCCAAATGTACATGGATTCACTGAACATTGCTATTGATAAATTACAATTTGAATCAGTAGAAATCGAAGACGTAAACGAAGGTATTAGCCCTAAAATTAAGAAAGCTATAAAGGCTGTCGAAAAAGGCGAAACAGTTTATGGTGAAAACATTAGATTCCCTGGAAGATTTAAGATTTTATCTTTTAACAAAGCAGGTAATATGGCTACTGTAGACTATGAAGACGGTACAGACGCATTTGATATGGCTGCAATGAACATTGCTATTGATAAATTACAATTTGAATCAGTAGAAACTGAAGACGTAAACGAAGGTTTACACCCTAAATTAAAGAAAGCTATGAAAGCTGTTGAGAAAGGTGAAACAGTTTACGGTGAGAATGTTAGATTCCCTGGAAGATTTAAAATCATAGAAATGGGTGAACTATTTGCAACAGTGGACTACGAAGATGGTACAGACCCAATGGAAATGGCTTCAATGAATATCAGAATTGATTCTTTACAATTTGAATCAGTAGAAATCGAAGAAGGAAATGAATTCGGAGCTGCAAGAGCAGAAGCAATTGCAAAAGGTGAGAAAACATTTAAAGTAGGCGACGAAGAATATCCAGTAGAAGATGTTTCTAAGGAAGATGAAGAAAACGCTGAAGAATTTGTAGAAGAAGCAAAAGAAGAGTTACCTAAAACTATTAAGTTAGATGAAGGATTAACTATAGCACAAAAATTCTCAAAATTAATGTAAGATTAAAGAGAGCGTTTAGCGTTCTTTTTAGCAAGTTTAAGAAACTCCTCTCGTTCTTCGAGTAGGAGTTTTTTACATTTATGGCGAAACTCAACAGAAGATTTAAGTATTCTACTATCAATCATTGGAGCCTCTAAAACATCATAGTATTCCGGGTGTAAAAAGTTCTTAGGATCAAAGTTCATAAACTTAGCTCTTATTGGTTTTAAACTAATTGCACAAACCCAATCTACTTCGTTATAATTTTGATGTAATTGTACCTTAGATACTGGTGTAAGGCTTTCCCAATCAAAATAAGTTTTTAACATGCTACTGTTTTTAACAGCAGGCCTCTGCATTCGTAGAACACAATGTACGAAACGATCGTCCTGAGACCATTCTTTTATATGGCGATGTTCTACTAGGAATTTTCTATATAACTTCATCAGCGGCTTAAGAATGATTCCATAGCGGTTTTTTGGATAAGATCCACTGGTGCGTTTAATTTCTATATTAAAATATGATTTTGCCATATAGTATTTATTCGTGAAACTTTAGATGACTATTCCATATAATCTACAAAATAAGTAGTATATGCAATCAATAAATCAACTCTTTACAGAGAAATATCGTCCAAAGAATTTAGAAGAACTAATTCTTCCTGGGCGTGTTATGAATAAGTTCAATGATGGACTAGTACAAAATATGTTATTTGCAGGTTCGCCAGGTACTGGTAAGACTTCTTGTGCAAAAGCCATAGTAAATCAATTTGAATTACCTTATCTTTATATTAACGCGTCCACAGACACGTCAGTTGATGTAATTAGAACTAAGATTATAGACTTCTGTTCTACAGTTTCAATCATTGATAAAGCTGGTATGTTTAAGGTGGTTATTCTTGATGAGGTAGATGGTGTATCAGATCAGTTCTTTAAAGCACTTCGTGCTACTATGGAGCAATTTGCATCTAATTCTAGATTTATTGCAACCTGTAATTATATTAATAAATTACCAGATCCAATACTTAGTAGATTTGAAGTTATTAATTTTGACTTTGATAAAGACGAAGAGACTGAGCTAACTAAGAAATATATTAAAAGAGTTTATGAGATCTGTGGTAAAGAAGGTATGACAATTGAGAAACCAGCTTTGGTAGAATTTGTACGTAGAAACTTTCCAGACTTAAGAAGTACTCTTAATAAATTACAGGGTTATAAAACTCAGGGCAATACTAATATTACAGTAGAAGATGTTAAGAAATTTAACTCTGTCTATAAAGATGTATTTGAATTAGTATTTAACGAAACAGACCCAGCAAAAAATTATCAATTACTAGTAAGTAATTATGCAAATAAAGTAGATGATATCTTACAAACATTAGGCGAAGAGTTTGTAGAATATATACAACAGGAGAAATCTGCTTATATTAAATTTATACCACAGATTATTGTTACTGTAGCAAAACATCAAGCTCAGAGAGTACACGTAATCGATCCGGTAATAACAATGTTAAGTTGTGTATATGAGATACAAAGTATTATTAACTCCTAAAGTTTTTGCAAAATAATTGCCTCTAGATTTTTTTATGTCAATTATTTTGTTTATATTAGTACTGTAACATAAAGGCAGAGCCTTTCTTAATAAGAATAAAAATGAAAGTGGGAAAACACACATTATTAATCGACGGAAACTATTTTGTTTTTAGCAGATTATTTGTTTTACCAAAACCTAAAACAGGCAAGCTGTTGGGTGATGATAAACAAAAGAAACAATTTATGCGCAAGCTATCAATTGACTTTGCATCAGAGATGCGTAAGCTTGGTGGTTTTGTAGATGACGTAGTTCTTACAGTAGATTCAAAGTCTTGGCGTAAGGACTTATATCCGGATGCCGGCTATAAAGGCACTCGTAAACCAAATAGTAATGTTGAATGGTCAGCAGTATATGAAGTCTATGAAGCATGGCAAGAAATACTTGCAACTAAAGGTGTAGTTGTACACCAAATACAAGGTGCAGAAGCGGATGATGTTCTATTCGGTTGGTCAACTATGCTAAATAATCGTGGTAAATCTTGTCTAGTTTGGACAGGTGATAGAGACCTTATCCAATTAGTAAACTATTCAAAAGCTAATGACGCTCATACGATTTGGTATTACAATACTAAAAAGTCATTATATGCTTATGAAGGTTTTATGCAAGATATGATAGAATCGGCAGCTGCAGATATGTCAGAAGATGATATGCTATTTAATATGGGCGGTCAACACATGATGCGAGATCGTTATCAAAAACAAATACTAGACTGGACTATTGCTAATAAGATAGAAACTACAGAAGTTGATTGTGAAAAGTTTATCTTTATTAAGATTCTTACAGGTGACAAATCCGATAATATTCCTTCTGTTGTTACATGGCAAAAAGAAATGAAAGGCGGTAAATTGCGTAGCTATTCAATTACAGATAAGCTTGCAACTAAAATATATGAGCAGTTTATTAAAGAGGGTGAAACCTTTAAGATTGACTACTTGTTTTCAGAAGAACAAAAAGACAGATTAGTTGATATAATATACCGAGTTATTGGTCGTACTTCTACAAACCTTATTAAAAACAACCTTACTAATAATATTGCACTAATGTTATTACATAATAGAACTATACCAGATTCAATTCAACGTGCAATCTATAGTGCTATAGAAAAAGATTGGGAAGGTGCCTTAGATAGCATTGAAGTTGTACAGGACATGGAAAAAATACTAGAAGGTACTGGTTGGCTAGAGGGTAAATCAAGTTATGCTCCAGATCCGTTTGCTGGCATGGATATTCCAAAAGAAGAAAAGGTTAAGCCTATGAAATTAGTAGGTAAGAAAACTAAGAACATAAAGAAAGATCCAACTAAAAAGTTGTTCTAATATGACACTAACTGATTATATTCAAATAGAAGAAATATTAGCAGAAGCAAATGCACATAATCTAAAACCAGAAGTTATAGATCTTGCAAACAAAATTGAAGCTCTTCATAATTTTTCAAAAGTAGATGCATATCAACATGCATTTAACACTTTAATAGGGTAAACTTTACTCTTTAAGAACATATAAGTAATATGCTAGATGATACTAAGTTATTTGACTTTGTAAAAATAATGTTTACAAAGCGTTCTCAATTCGAGAATATAAAAAACCATACAAAGAAGCGACATCACTTTATGATTAACCGCTTCTTTGCTATTAAATATCCTACTAATTCAAATCTATTTAATCTAAATGGAATTAGTGGTGCAAATGTTGTTGAGAGCTGGGGTCTGGTTGCTCAGCGTTTTAAATCAGTCCCAGGTTGGTGGTATACTAAGACTAAAAAGTCTGCCGCCGCCAAAAAGGCGGATAAATATATTCCAAGTGAAAAGGCAGTAGATCTATTTTTAAAAAAGAATGAAATAGGCATGCGAGAATTTAATGAATTAAAAACATTTGCAAAAGAAGATTTATATGCTGATTTGCAAAAAATCGAGACCCAAATAGATGTATACTCAAGAAACTGATAGATTTACAGAAGTAGTAGATATTACACTTTATAAATATAATTCTGTAGACTTAAAAATATGGGGTTTGGTAAAAAGAAACTCAGGACATAAGATCCTTTCTGAAGATTCAATACTTGTTAGAGCAGATTCTTTAAAGACTATTATAAATAGTAGGTTTACTTATGATTTAAATAAAATAGCAGCACTTGGTGAAGGTACAATACACAAAGAGGCAACCTCAGTCTATTTTATAAATCATATTTTTAAAACAATGTCTAATTTAAGTTGGGTTAAGATAACTCTTAATAAAAACGCTAACTATAATAGACTTACAGAAATTGATGAAATTAAAACAATTAAATTTAGCATTAAAACATTAAGAGGTACAATAAAACTTTTTAATGTTTTTAGAGAGAGTGAACTAGATAGTGTTAATAGACTTTTAATCCATGGCGGAATTCTAAAAGATGGTGAGTACTTTAAAGTTTTTAGATTACATAACTTATTACAATCTTTAGATTTATACATATCTGAGCATAATTCAACAGATGTTATGTCCTTATTAAATCCTATTATTTTAAAATTAGAAGCATTCGAGCCAGATAATCCTGAGGTGCTTTTAATCACTGATATTAAATCGGATATATAAACAAAACATAGGCGTTATGCCAGTATATTAAATGGTAACTAATTACACAGCAAATCAAATAGGAGATGTTTTCTACAGTACAATGATAGAACCATATACCAGTGTTAAAAAAATACTCGGTTGGGATATTATTGCTGGTGTAACTACTCCAAATACTTATGGCAAACTTAATTTTATTGATGCAATCCCAACAGTAACTTATACTGGAGTTCCGCAATTGCCATTAACTGCTGGTCAGGAATTTATCGTAGGTAATGTTAAATATCAAGTAGATGAAATAATTGATGCTACTACATTTACATTAACCGAAGCG